CCCCGCGCCCCGGCGGCCAGGAGTCGGCCCTGTTCAACCTGCGCGAACAGGCCCAGCGCGGGGCGAAGGTCGCCTGGGTCGAGTACGCCGCCCCGGCCGGCTGCGACCTCGACGACACCCAGGCGTGGCGCCAGGCCAACCCGGCGCTGATGGCCGGCCTGTTACACGCCGACGTGATCGACGCCGAACGGGCGCTGGTCACCGAGGCCGAGTTCCGCTGCTACCGGCTCGGTCAGTGGATCGACACGATCGTCGCCGACTGGTTGCCGTCGGGGGCGTGGGAGCACTGCCCGCGTGTCGGGGTGCCGCCGGACGGGACCGAAGTGGTGCTCGGTCTCGCCGGGACGTGGAACTCGTCGTCGGTGGCGGTCGTCGGGGCGACCGGCGACGGCGCCCTGTTCGTCGCCTGGGCCGACGACTCGGCGACCGACGACCAGCTCGTCGCCGTGATCGCCGCGGCGTCGGCGCGCTGGCGGGTGCTCGAGGTGTGCGTCGCCCCACGCACCCGCCCGAACCTCGTCGCCGAGCTCCACGACGACGGTGTCCCGGTCGAGGTGTGGCCGAACAAGCTCGACCTGGAGGTCGCCTCGGCCACCGAGTGGCGCCGGGCGATCATCGAGGGCCGCGTCGCCCACGACCACCACCCGCTGCTCGCCGCTCACGTCGCCGCCAGCGTCGCCAGGTCGACGCCGGACGGTTCGCTGCGCCTCGCCGCACCCGACGACGACCGCCCGGTCGACGCAGCGCGGGCGGCGCGGATGGCGTGGTGGCGTTCGCTCGACGTCGGCGCCCGACTCGAAGCCCCCGCGGTCTACTGAATACCGCGCATACAGTCCCCCGGTGAGCCACAATGTTGTGCTATGGCCCGCAGCTCCCGTAACGCCCTGTCCCGTCCGCGTCTGGTGATCAATCAGGCCGGCGCCCAACCCGAGCAGTCGCCCGACACGGTCACCATCGGCGGCCAGCCCGAGGAGAAGCCGGCGGCGAAGACCTCGACGAAGTCCTCGACGGGCTGACCGTGGCGACACGCCTCGGGCTCGCGTTGCGTTCGATCACCACGAACCTGCTCCACGCGACCGACGGCCGGGACGTCCTGTTCAACTCGCCCGACGGCTGGGAGGTCGAGCAGCCGTGGCTGTACTGGCTCGGCCCGAACGGCAACGGCTCGGGTGGCGGCCCGTTCGGCCACCCGATCCCCGGCGCGATGGGCGGTTCGGGTTTCGCCTCGATCCCCGCCGTCGCCCGGGCGACCGGGCTGATCGTCGACACGATCGCGACGCTGCCGTGGCACGTCTACCGCGCCGACGTCAACCGTGTGACGACACCGGCGTGGATCGCCGACCCGCAGGCGTTGCGCCTCGACGGGCGCGTCGTCGACACGTCGCAGCTCGTCGACGCCCGCCTGTCGAACGTCGACTTCTGGTCCGAGTGGATCCGCTCCGCGCTGTGGTGGGGCGACGGGTTCGCCTACGTCCCCGTCCGCGACGACACCGGCGCGCCGAAGCCGCCGCTGTGGCTGTTGCACCCTGACGACGTCGAGATCCGTGAGGGCGGCGACTACTGGGTCGGCGAGACCCGCGTCCCGTCGACGAAGATGATCCACTTGCGCGGGCAGACCCCGATCGTCAAGGGGCGCGGCACGGGTGTGCTGACCCGCTTCGCGTCGGATCTGACGATGTCGCAGTCGTTGCGTTCGTACATGGCCGGCGCGTTCAGCGCGGGTGTGCCCGCCGGCTACCTGAAGACGTCGACGCCGAACATCACGCAGGATCAGGCCGACGCGCTGAAGACCCGTTGGATGGCCCAGCACGGCGGCGACCGACGGTCGATCGCCGTGCTCAACGCGACGACCGAGTTCCATCCGTTGACGTGGACGCCGGTCGACACCGAGGCCGCCGAGTTCGCCCGGCTGACCCTGTCGCAGATCGCCCTGATGTTCGGTCTGCCCGTGTCGATGCTCGGCGGGCCGTCGGGCAACAGTCTGGACTACTCGACGACCGAGCTGCGGATGATCGAGCTGTATCAGCTCACCCTGCTCCCGTGGATCGGCCGGATCGAGGCTGTGCTCGACGCCCAACTCCCGCGCAACACCGACACCCGCATCGAAGTCGAGGGGCTGCTGCGCGCCGACACGAAGACACGCTTCGAGACCTACGCAATCGCCATCGACAAAGGCATCCTCACCGTCGACGAGGTCCGCGCCTTCGAGAACCGCCCACCACTCCAGGGAGCGACCGTCCTATGACCGAGATCCGCCACGCCACCTTCGCCGGCGTCGAACTGCGCGTCCCCGACACGTCCGAGCGGATCGTCGAGGGCATCGTCGTCCCCTACGGCGAGACCACGTTCCTCACCGACGACCCCCGCGGCGAGCGGTTCCGGCCCGGTTCGCTGACCCGCACGATCAAAGAGCGCGGCGACCGCGTCAAGCTGTTCCGCTCCCACGATCACAGCCAGGCCGTCGGCCGGGCGCTCCAGTGGAAGGCGACCCATGAGGGCGGCTGCTGGGCGCAATTCCGCATCGCCGCCACCCCGGCGGGCGACGCCGTGCTGACCGAGGTGATCGAGGGGATGCTCGACTCGTTCTCGGTCGGCTTCCTACCCAAGCGCGAGACCCGCGGCACCGACGGCGCCCGCGAGATCATCGAAGCCCAACTCCACGAGGTGAGCCTGGCGCCCATCGGTGCCTATGACGGCGCTCGCGTGTTGGCGATGCGGACTCCGCAGCTTTCGCAGTACACGATCCCTCCGATGCCCGAAGTGGATCTACGACCTGTAGTCCTTCCGTCGCGCTGGCCCATCGTCTAGCATCGACAGCGGCGCAACCTACTCTCGCCCGCGATACCGGAAACGCCCGCCAGACCAGGCGGCTCGCCCGAGGACAGCGGAACCGCAGCAAGACCCACGCCGACGCCCCTGATCCGCGTCCCACTGGGAGGTTCCACTGTGATCGACTACATCGAGCAACTCGTTAACCAGCGCACTTCGTACACCGAGACGCTGAAGAACATGTATGACTTGGCGGCTGCCGAAGGCCGTGTTCTGACGGAATCCGAAGAGGCGATCAAGCTCGACCTCGAGCAGCGTTGCGAGGCTCTGGATCCGAAGATCAAGGACACGAACGCTCAGCTCAGCTCAGCTCGGGCGTTCGCCGAGCTGACCGCCGGCATCGAGAAGCACCGCGAGCACGGACTCGAAGCCCGCAAGCCCGCCGGCCAGGTCGAGCTGACCTCGTGGGGACAGCGTTTCGTCGACTCCGACCAGTTCCGTTCGTACGCCGGGCACGGTCAGTCGGGCCGCTACGAGATCGAGGGCTACCTCGAGACCCGCGCCGCGATCACCACGGCGAACCTGTACATCCCCCATTTCGTGCTGCCTCCCGTCGAGTATCAGACGACCGCGCCGCTGCTCGAGGTCTGCGGTCGGGTGACCGTGTCGACCGGCGTCGTCGACTGGGTCGAGATCGGCGGCGACCCGATGGCCGCCGTCGTGCCTGAGGGCACGGCGAAGCCCGAGGCGGCGTTCACCGTCACCCCGAAGACTGCCGCGCTGGAGACCCTGGCTCACTGGGTCCAGATCACCCGCCAGGCGCTCGAGGACGCGAGCTACATCAAGTCGCTGATCGAGTCGAAGCTGCGCCGTGGGCTGATCAACAAGGCCGAGTCGAGCATGGCCGCGGCGATCGACGCGGCGATCACCCAGACCGCGGTGAACGCCGACCTGCTCGCCGCGATCCGCGTCGGCATCGGCAAGGTCGAGGCCGCCGGCTTCAACCCGAACGCGATCGTGCTCAACCCCGCGGACTACGCCCTGCTCGACGTCTCGGTGATGGGCGTGACGACCGCCGGCCCGGTCCAGAACAGCTCGATCTGGGGACTTCGTACCGTCGCCGCCGCGGCCATCCCGGCCGGCAAGGCGTACGTCGGCGACTTCCAGTCGGGCGCAACGCTGTTCGACCGTGGCGTGACCAACGTGTTCCTCTCCGACTCGCACGCCTCGCTGTTCATCTCGAACATCCTTGTGATCCTCGCCGAAGCCCGCCTGAAGTCGGCTGTCACCGAGCCCAACGCGATCTGCGAATGCGCAACGGCGTAAGCCCCGATGTGGTTCGACCTCGAGGAAACGGTGGCGGCTGTGCTCGCCATCCTGCGGCTCGCCGGTGGCGACATCGACGAGCCGCGCCTCCGGGCGCTCGTACCCACCGCGGCCGACGCGATCGAGAAGCGATGCGACCGCATCGACCCGATGCCGAACACCTCGGATGAGCCGATGTTGCAGGAAGCCCTGCAGCTCGTCACCTTGGAGATGTACCGGCAGCCGGCGTCGGTCGCGCAACTCGTCGGGTTGACCAGCGCGGTGGCGACCGGGGTGTTCGATCCGGTCGCACCGGCCGAGCCGCTGATCCAGCCGTACCACCAGAACTGGGCGGTCGCCTGATGGCCGACGCCTCCAAGATCTCCGAGCACCGCACAGGGCTCTACGTGGCCCTCCAGGGCGTCGCCACGGCACCGTGGCGTGTCCACCGCACACCACCGGCCAGCCCGGCGCCGCCGTGCGTGTGGATCGGCCCGTACGAGCAGAGCCTGATCGGCCCGTCGATCACCATTTCGTTCCCGGTCGTGGCTGTCTACGACGGCGCCGACCGCCGCCAGGTCGAGGCGCTCGACGACCTCGGCGCGGCGGTGTCCGACGCGATCTGGAAGGCCAAGGGCCGGCCCGTCCGGTCGTTCTCCAGCACCATCGACGTCGCCGGCAGGTCGCTGCGCGCCGTCGAGTACCAAGCCGAGTTCAGTGTCCAGGGCGTCACCCTGTGCCTGCCAGTCCTTCAGGAGGCTGTCTGATGTCCGAGCCGTCCATTCTCCGCATCCCCGTCGGCGAGGTCGGCGGGTTCGGTCTCGCCCTCGTCGACCGCGCCGCCGTCGGCTACGACGACGCCTGGCAGGGTCCGATGGGCGCGGTCCTGCCGACCGTCGCCCTCGACGACTACAACGCCGGTTCGACGACCTGGCAGTGCCAGCTCACCGCAGCGCAACTCACCGCCGCCCCGAACGTGAACACCACCGACCGGGCCGGGACGTTCTGCCAGGCCCCCGGCCAAACCACGACGGTGGGTGAAGACACGTTCGCGATGGAGATCGGCGGGTTCCAAGACCACAAGGAAGCCCAGGGGCTCGCTGCGTTCATGTACGAGAACCGGACCAAAGAAGCGTTCTTCTACTTCAGCGCGGACGGGCCCGACGGTGCACCGCGGGCCATCGGCCGACTGCGGTTGACGTCGATGCCGATGGGCGGCGACGCCTGGACCGACCTGACGTTCACCGGCCTGTCGCTGCCGATCATGCGTGCGCCCGACATCGAGTTCGGTTCCGGGGCGACGACCCGCATCGTGCTCGGTGCCGGCGTTGTGGTGCCGTGACCGATGTCCAGCGCTCGTATCTGACCAACCTGCTGGTTGCCGGCAGGGCGACCCTGTACGCGCTCGAACGGGCCATCCGCCACGAGACCGCCGCGGCCAACATCGCCGCGCTGGCCACCGAATGCGACGCGATCCGCACCGACGTCAACCGTCTCGAACTGGTGCTCGGGGTGTGAGATGGCCGACGACCTCAACGACATGCAACGCAAGCTCGAGGAGCTGGCCAGGTCGCTCGACGACCCGCGGATAAACCGCAACGTCGCCGACCTCGGCCGACGCGACATCCTCGCCGAGCTCGACGCCGACCTGCCCGGCCGCCGGTTCCGGCGGTGGGGTGTGACGATGGACGTGCGCGTCGACGGCGGTGGCGACACGTCGCGGATCATCCCGACACCGGAGGCGCCGTGGAAGGTGCTCGACGTCGGCCGTAGCCCCGGCAGCAACGCCAACGGGGCGTGGGGCGCGACGTCCGGTAAGGGCACCTGGCAGGCGGGTGCCGACAAGGTTGGGGCCGAGTCGCCCAAGCGTGTCGACGACGAGGTGCAAACCATTCTCCACAGGATCTACTGATGGCCTTCGCCGAACGCGTCACGATCTACATCGAGACCAAGGTCGACAACGCCAAGGCCGGGCTGTCCGGGTTCCGCCAGTCCGTCGCCCAGGCCGAAGGGGCGACCGGCAAACTGAAGGCCGCGGCGTCCGGTGTCGGTTCGGCGATGTCGTCCGCGCTGGGGGCGATCACCTCCCCGGCCGGGATCGCCGCCAGCGGCGCAGCGGTCGCCGCGTTCGCCGCCAAGTCGGTCGCCGCGTTCCAGAACCTGGGTGTCGCCGTCGGCAAGTTCTCCGACGCCACCGGCACCAGCGCGGAGGAGGCATCACGCTTCGTCGAGGTGTTCGACGACCTCGGCGTCGCGCCCGACACCGCCGCGGCGTCGATCGGGCGGATGTCGAAGACCCTGGCGACCAACGCCGACGCCCTGTCCAAGTACGGCATCGAAGCGGTCAAGGCAGCCGACGGGACAACCGACGTCAACGAAACGTTCATCGCCGCGGTCGACGCCATCTCCAAGATCAAGAACCCGACCGACCAGGCCGCCGCGGCGCAAGCGGCGTTCGGCAGGTC